AATAATATTAAAGACGTTGATATTGAATCTCCATTTTCGAACCAGTACATATCACCAACACGCACTGCTGTTGATTGCAAATGCGATAGATGTCATTTTGCCATCAATTTCATATCTCAAAATCCTGATCTTTGGAAAAATTGGCGCGGTTTTTTCGACTAACCTATTAGAGAAATTATCAAAACTAGTAAGTATCTTAACCACACAGTAATAACAGGTACAGTCATTAAGAAACCTGCACACGCTGTAAGAAGTAAGAGTGATTTATTGATGGAAAAGAGGAAGCAATGTTACAAACCATTTAGCTAAGGGTAGATCATTGTCAAAAATGGAAAACATTACTTATAAGGCTCTTGTGTTGGTAACGATTTTAAATTAGAGGCACACTCAGACCAATACGTTACAAAGTATGTTGTTCAAAATAAGAAATGCAATCAGATTAAGGCCACTAGTACATTACCATATCCGTAAAACGCGTCGTATGAAACTTGGTCCTCATGTGAACACAATCTTTTATTCGCATAACTGAACAGATAAACAAAGAGTAAAGGTGAACCAGACTAAAATATAATTCGTGAGTTCATACAATTCTCAAAGGAACACATCGAAAAGACTTATCATAAAGTCAATCATGATATCACGCCAGAAAATATAATAGACAAAGCTTATTAGCGCGCACTCAAGGCCAAGGGCTAGGTATTCGCTGAGAGAATAAGGAAAGATTTATTGAATTTAGGTCCCGAGACAAAAACTTAAACAGATTGTTTTATTAAAAATGAGGTTCTCACAAGTGGTGGTTGGCCCAGACTTATATCAGCTAGGAAAGAATGCCTGAGAGCTCTATCAGCAGTTATATATGATCTAATAGCAGAATAAGTCTATGAAGACACTGAGCATATGGTCAAGAGACTTAACCCACAACAGCTTTCAGAGGTGTTAATATCAGAATATGGTAACGAGCCAATCGTTTTATGTTTGGATGCGTCATCTTACGATAGTAGCCAGCGAGGACTCATATTTGAAGTTGAGAAGATGCTTGTAAAGCGAATAGCTCCAGATCTCTCAGAACTCTGGGAAGCCATTGCCACACAGCCAAATATGCTAACGTCCGCTTTGAGTTCTGTCTACAGTCCATGTTGCCGTAATTCTGGTGAAATGACAACGGCCCTGATTAATACCAAGTTAAACGACTTAATGATAAGATTCTCAATTAAGAAAGGCGCTCTCATCATCAAATGGAGAGTAGAAGGTGATGATAATATCTAAAATCTTC